AACTGGATGGCAGGCCTGAAGTCCGGCTGGAGTGAGTGGGAAGAGAGCGCCACGGACAGTATGTCGCAGGTAAAAAGTGCAGCCACGCAGACCTTTGATGGTATTGCACAGAATATGGCGGCGATGCTGACCGGCAGTGAGCAGAACTGGCGCAGCTTCACCCGTTCCGTGCTGTCCATGATGACAGAAATTCTGCTTAAGCAGGCAATGGTGGGGATTGTCGGGAGTATCGGCAGCGCCATTGGCGGGGCTGTTGGTGGCGGCGCATCCGCGTCAGGCGGTACAGCCATTCAGGCAGCTGCGGCGAAATTCCATTTTGCGACCGGGGGATTTACGGGAACCGGCGGCAAATATGAGCCAGCGGGGATTGTTCACCGTGGTGAATTTGTCTTCACGAAGGAGGCAACCAGCCGGATTGGTGTCGGCAACCTGTACCGCCTGATGCGGGGCTATGCGGAAGGTGGTTATGTGGGCGGTGCCGGAAGTCCGGCGCAGATGCGGCGGGCTGAAGGCATTAATTTTAATCAGAACAATCACGTGGTGATTCAGAACGACGGTACGAATGGTCTGCCAGGTCCACAGATGATGAAGGCGGTGTATGACATGGCCCGCAAGGGTGCCCGTGATGAAATCCAGGCACAGATGCGCGATGGTGGTCTGTTCTCCGGAGGTGGACGATGAAAACCTTCCGCTGGAAAGTGAAACCCGGTATGGATGTGGCTTCGGTCCCTTCTGTAAGAAAGGTGCGCTTTGGTGATGGCTATTCTCAGCGAGCGCCTGCCGGGCTGAATGCCAACCTGAAAACGTACAGCGTGACGCTTTCTGTCCCCCGTGAGGAGGCCACGGTACTGGAGTCGTTTCTGGAAGAGCACGGGGGCTGGAAATCCTTTCTGTGGACGCCGCCTTATGAGTGGCGGCAGATAAAGGTGACCTGCGCAAAATGGTCGTCGCGGGTCAGTATGTTGCGTGTTGAGTTCAGCGCAGAGTTTGAACAGGTGGTGAACTGATGCAGGATATCCGGCAGGAAACACTGAATGAATGCACCCGTGCGGAGCAGTCGGCCAGCGTGGTGCTCTGGGAAATCGATCTGACAGAGGTCGGTGGAGAACGTTATTTTTTCTGTAATGAGCAGAACGAAAAAGGTGAGCCGGTCACCTGGCAGGGGCGACAGTATCAGGCGTATCCCATTCAGGGGAGTGGTTTTGAACTGAATGGCAAAGGCACCAGTACGCGCCCCACGCTGATGGTTTCTAACCTGTACGGTATGGTCACCGGGATGGCGGAAGATCTACAGAGTCTGGTCGGCGGAACGGTGGTCCGGCGTAAGGTTTACGCCCGTTTTCTGGATGCGGTGAACTTCGTCAACGGAAACAGTGACGCCGATCCGGAGCAGGAGGTGATCAGCCGCTGGCGCATTGAGCAGTGCAGCGAACTGAGCGCGGTGAGTGCCTCTTTTGTACTGTCCACGCCGACGGAAACGGACGGCGCTGTTTTTCCGGGACGTATCATGCTGGCCAACACCTGCACCTGGACCTATCGCGGTGATGAGTGCGGTTATCACGGTCCGGCAGTCGCGGATGAATATGACCAGCCGACGTCCGATATCACGAAGGATAAATGCAGCAAATGCCTGAGCGGCTGTAAGTTTCGCAATAACGTCGGCAACTTTGGCGGCTTCCTTTCCATTAACAAACTTTCGCAGTAAATCCCATGACACAGACAGAATCAGCGATTCTGGCGCACGCCCGGCGATGTGCGCCAGCGGAGTCGTGCGGCTTCGTGGTAAGCACGCCGGAGGGGGAAAGATATTTCCCCTGCGTGAATATCTCCGGTGAGCCGGAGGCGTATTTCCGTATGTCGCCGGAAGACTGGCTGCAGGCAGAAATGCAGGGTGAGATTGTGGCGCTGGTCCACAGCCACCCCGGTGGTCTGCCCTGGCTGAGTGAGGCCGACCGGCGGCTGCAGGTGCAGAGTGATTTGCCGTGGTGGCTGGTCTGCCGGGGGACGATTCATAAGTTCCGCTGTGTGCCGCATCTCACCGGGCGGCGCTTTGAACACGGGGTGACGGACTGTTACACGCTGTTCCGGGATGCTTATCATCTGGCGGGGATTGAGATGCCGGATTTTCATCGCGAGGATGACTGGTGGCGTCACGGTCAGAATCTCTATCTGGATAATCTGGAGGCCACAGGGCTGTATCAGGTGCCGTTGTCATCAGCACAACCGGGCGATGTGCTGCTGTGCTGTTTTGGTTCATCGGTGCCGAATCATGCCGCCATTTACTGTGGTGACGGTGAGCTGCTGCACCATATTCCTGAACAACTGAGTAAACGAGAGAGGTACACCGACAAATGGCAGCGACGCACACACTCCCTCTGGCGTCACCGGGCATGGCACGCATCTGCCTTTACGGGGATTTACAACGATTTGGCCGCCGCATCGACCTTCGTGTGAAAACGGGGGCTGAAGCCATTCGGGCGCTGGCCACACAGCTCCCGGCGTTTCGTCAGAAACTGAGCGACGGCTGGTATCAGGTACGGATTGCCGGGCAGGATGTCAGCACGTCCGGATTAACGGCGCAGTTACATGAGACTCTGCCTGATGGCGCTGTGATTCATATTGTTCCCAGAGTCGCCGGGGCCAAGTCAGGTGGCGTATTCCAGATTGTCCTGGGGGCTGCCGCCATTGCCGGATCATTCTTTACCGCCGGGGCCACCCTTGCAGCATGGGGGGCAGCCATTGGGGCCGGTGGTATGACCGGCATCCTGTTTTCTCTCGGTGCCAGTATGGTGCTCGGTGGTGTGGCGCAGATGCTGGCACCGAAAGCCAGAACTCCCCGTACACAGACAACGGATAACGGCAAACAGAACACCTATTTCTCCTCACTGGATAACATGGTTGCCCAGGGCAATGTTCTGCCTGTTCTGTACGGTGAAATGCGCGTGGGGTCACGCGTGGTTTCTCAGGAGATCAGCACGGCAGACGAAGGGGATGGTGGTCAGGTTGTGGTGATTGGTCGCTGATGCAAAATGTTTTATGTGAAACCGCCTGCGGGCGGTTTTGTCGTTTATGGAGCGTGAGGAATGGGTAAAGGCAGCAGTAAGGGGCATACCCCGCGCGAAGCGAAGGACAACCTGAAGTCCACGCAGCTGCTGAGTGTGATCGATGCCATCAGCGAAGGGCCGGTTGAAGGTCCGGTGGACGGATTAAAAAGCGTGCTGCTGAACAGTACGCCGGTGCTGGACAGTGAGGGGAATACCAATATATCCGGCGTCACGGTGGTGTTCCGGACCGGTGAGCAGGAGCAGTCACCGCCGGAGGGATTTGAATCCTCCGGCTCCGAGACGGTGCTGGGTACGGAAGTGAAATATGACACGCCGATCACCCGGGCCATTACGTCTGCAAACATCGACCGTCTGCGCTTTACCTTCGGTGTACAGGCACTGGTGGAAACCACCTCAAAGGGGGACCGGAATCCGTCGGAAGTCCGCCTGCTGGTTCAGATACAGCGTAATGGTGGCTGGGTGACGGAAAAAGACATCACCATTAAGGGCAAAACCACCTCGCAGTATCTGGCCTCGGTGGTGGTGGATAACCTGCCGCCGCGCCCGTTCAATATACGGATGCGCAGGATGACGCCGGACAGCACCACAGACCAGCTGCAGAACAAAACGCTCTGGTCGTCATACACCGAAATCATCGATGTGAAACAGTGCTACCCGAACACGGCCCTGGTCGGCGTGCAGGTGGATTCGGAGCAGTTCGGCAGCCAGCAGGTGAGCCGTAATTATCATCTGCGCGGGCGCATTCTGCAGGTGCCGTCGAACTATAACCCGCAGACGCGGCAATACAGCGGTATCTGGGATGGAACGTTTAAGCCAGCATACAGCAACAACATGGCCTGGTGTCTGTGGGATATGCTGACCCATCCGCGCTACGGCATGGGGAAACGTCTTGGTGCGGCGGATGTGGATAAATGGGCGCTGTATGTCATCGGCCAGTACTGCGACCAGTCGGTGCCGGACGGCTTTGGCGGCACGGAGCCGCGCATCACCTGTAATGCGTACCTGACCACACAGCGCAAGGCGTGGGATGTTCTCAGTGATTTCTGCTCGGCGATGCGCTGTATGCCGGTATGGAACGGGCAGACGCTGACGTTCGTGCAGGACCGACCGTCGGATAAGGTGTGGACCTATAACCGCAGTAATGTGGTGATGCCGGATGATGGCGCGCCGTTCCGCTACAGCTTCAGCGCCCTGAAGGACCGCCATAATGCCGTTGAGGTGAACTGGATTGACCCGGATAACGGCTGGGAGACGGCGACAGAGCTTGTGGAGGACACGCAGGCCATTGCCCGTTACGGTCGTAACGTCACGAAGATGGATGCCTTTGGCTGTACCAGCCGGGGGCAGGCACACCGCGCCGGGCTGTGGCTGATTAAAACGGAACTGCTGGAAATGCAGACCGTGGATTTCAGCGTGGGCGCAGAAGGGCTTCGCCATGTGCCGGGCGATGTCATTGAAATCTGCGATGATGACTATGCCGGTATCAGCACCGGCGGGCGCGTGCTGGCGGTGAACAGCCAGACCCGGACGCTGACGCTCGACCGTGAAATCACGCTGCCATCCTCCGGTACCACGCTGATAAGCCTGGTTGACGGAAGTGGCAATCCGGTCAGCGTGGAGGTTCAGTCCGTCACCGACGGTGTGAAGGTGAAAGTGAGCCGTGTTCCTGACGGCGTTGCCGGATACAGCATATGGGGGCTGAAGCTGCCGACGCTGCGCCAGCGCCTGTTCCGCTGTGTGAGTATCCGTGAGAACGATGACGGCACGTATGCCATCACTGCCGTGCAGCATGTACCGGAGAAAGAAGCCATCGTGGATAACGGGGCGCACTTTGACGGCGACCAGAGCGGAACGGTAAACGGTGTCACGCCGCCAGCGGTGCAGCACCTGACCGCAGAAGTCACCGCAGACAGCGGGGAATACCAGGTGCTGGCGCGCTGGGACACGCCGAAGGTGGTGAAGGGCGTGAGTTTCCTGCTTCGCCTGACCGTGGCAGCGGATGACGGCAGTGAGCGGCTGGTCAGCACGGCCCGGACGACGGAAACCACATACCGCTTCACGCAGCTGGCGCTGGGAAACTACAGGCTGACAGTCCGGGCGGCAAATGCCTGGGGACAGCAGGGCGATCCGGCATCGGTATCGTTCCGGATTGCCGCACCGGCAGCGCCGTCGCGGATTGAGCTGACGCCGGGCTATTTTCAGATAACCGCCACGCCGCATCTTGCCGTTTATGATCCGACGGTACAGTTTGAGTTCTGGTTCTCGGAAAAGCGGATTGCGGATATCAGGCAGGTTGAAACCACAGCACGCTATCTTGGTACGGCGCTGTACTGGATAGCCGCCAGTATCAATATCAAACCGGGCCATGATTATTACTTTTATATCCGCAGTGTGAACACCGTTGGCAAATCGGCATTTGTGGAGGCCGTCGGTCGGGCGAGCGATGATGCGGAAGGTTACCTGGATTTTTTCAAAGGCCAGATAACCGAATCCCATCTCGGCAAGGAGCTGCTGGAAAAAGTCGACCTGACGGAGGATAACGCCAGCAGACTGGAGGAGTTTTCGAAAGAGTGGAAAGACGCCAACGATAAATGGAATGCCATGTGGGGCGTCAAAATTGAGCAGACCAAAGACGGCAAACATTATGTCGCGGGGCTTGGCCTCAGCATGGAGGATACAGAGGAAGGCAAACTGAGCCAGTTTCTGGTTGCTGCTAACCGTATCGCGTTTATTGACCCGGCAAACGGGAATGAAACGCCGATGTTTGTGGCGCAGGGCAACCAGATATTCATGAACGACGTGTTCCTCAAACGTCTGACGGCCCCCACCATTACCAGTGGTGGAAATCCACCGGTATTTTCCCTGACACCGGACGGAAAGCTGACCGCTAAAAATGCGGATATCAGTGGCAGTGTGAATGCGAACTCCGGGACGCTCAACAACGTCACGATAAATGAAAACTGTACGATTAAGGGCATGCTGGAGGCGAATCAGGTCAGAGGTGATTTTGTTAAAACAGTATCCAAATCATTCCCGAAAAAGGCTGGTACGTGGGGTAATACGGAAACACCAGACGGGACGGTTACAGTCACCATCAGCGATGATCATAACTTTGACCGTCAAATCATTATTCCGCCCATTATCTTTAACGGTATAGCGTATGACGCTCCGGGAAGTGGTGATAACCCGGGAGGTACAAGGTACACGGGGTATGGTTTTGAAGTTCGCAAAAACGGCGTATTAATCGCATCCAGAGAAACTAAAGGGGCCATTCCCGGTAGTTACAGTGCGGTTATTGATATGCCGAGTGGCAGGGGAAGCGTCACTCTGGAGTTTAAGATTTTCCAGAAAGGCAATCAGGGGGCAGGCAATATCACCGACTGTACGGTGATTGTGACCAAAAAGGCTGCTTCCGGTATCAGTATTCGTTGAAATTGTTATAACCCCAATAAAGGGCGTCAGGAATGACGCCTTTTTTATTGCAGAAAAGCGAGAGGTAATTATGCGTAAAGTTTGTGCAGCCATTTTGTCCGCAGCCATCTGTCTGGTCGTATCCGGTGCGCCTGCATGGGCGTCTGAACATCAGTCCTCGCTGAGCGCGGGGTATCTTCATGCCTCGACGAACGTTCCCGGCAGCGATGATCTTAACGGGATTAACGTGAAATACCGTTATGAGTTTACGGACACGCTGGGGATGGTGACGTCATTCAGTTATGCAGAAGACAAGAATCGCCAGCTGACTCATTACAGCGATACCCGCTGGCATGAAGATTCCGTGCGTAACCGCTGGTTCAGCGTGATGGCGGGGCCGTCTGTGCGCGTGAATGAATGGTTCAGCGCGTATGCGATGGCGGGTGTGGCTTACAGCCGTATTTCTACTTTCTCCGGGGATTATCTCCGCGTAACTGACAACAAGGGGAAAACGCACGAAGTGCTGACCGGAAGTGATGACGGTCGCCGCAGCAACACGTCTCTGGCGTGGGGGACTGGCGTGCAGTTTAACCCGACCGAATCCGTGGCCATTGATATTGCTTATGAAGGCTCCGGCAGTGGCGACTGGCGCACTGACGGTTTCATCGTGGGTGTCGGTTATAAGTTCTGATTAGCCAGGTAACACAGTGTTATGACAGCCCGCCGGTTCAGGCGGGCTTTTTTGTGGGGTGAATATGGCAGTAAAGATTTCAGGTGTACTGAAAGACGGTGCAGGTAAACCGGTACAGAACTGCACAATCCAGCTGAAAGCAAAACGTAACAGCACCACGGTGGTGGTGAACACGGTGGCCTCAGAAAATCCGGATGAAGCCGGGCGTTACAGCATGGACGTTGAGTACGGTCAGTACAGCGTTATTCTGTTGGTGGAAGGCTTCCCGCCATCGCATGCCGGGACCATCACCGTGTATGAAGACTCACAACCGGGTACGCTGAATGATTTTCTTGGTGCCATGACGGAGGATGATGCCCGTCCGGAGGCACTGCGCCGCTTTGAACTGATGGTGGAAGAGGTGGCGCATAACGCGTCCGCAGTGGCACAGAACACGGCAGCCGCAAAGAAGTCAGCCAGCGATGCCGGCACATCTGCCCGTGAGGCGGCAACCCATGCAACCGATGCTGCAGGCTCAGCACGTGCCGCCAGCACGTCAGCCGGACAGGCTGCATCATCTGCTCAGTCAGCATCTTCCAGCGCAGGAACGGCATCAACAAAGGCCACTGAAGCATTAAAAAGTGCTGCCGCTGCAGAGTCCTCAAAAAGCGCGGCAGCCACCAGTGCCGGTGCGGCGAAAACGTCAGAAACGAATGCCGCAGCATCACAACTATCAGCAGCCACTTCTGCATCCACCGCGACCACGAAGGCGTCAGAAGCTGCCACCTCAGCCCGGGATGCGGCGGCCTCAAAAGAGGCAGCGAAATCATCAGAAACGAACGCATCATCAAGTGCCAGTAGTGCAGCTTCCTCGGCAACGGCGGCAGGAAATTCCGCGAAGGCCGCAAAAACGTCTGAGACGAATGCGGATAACAGCGCACAGGCGGCAGCAGACTCACAAACTGCATCGGCAAACTCCGCGACAGCAGCCAAAAAATCAGAAACCAACGCGAAAAATAGCGAGGCAGCAGCAAAGAGCAGCGAAACAAACGCTAAAGCCAGCGAAACTAATGCTAAATCCAGTGAAACAAACGCGGCGAAATCTGCGGCGGACGCACTTAATTATCGCAACCAGGCGCAAGTAATTGTTGGGGGTAATATCGGTCTTGGCTCAGCTCCGCGTGATTGTCCTGATATTTCCGGCAACCCATCAGGGTATATCGGATTTATGCGTATTCGTGAAGCAGCCACTGGTTTTCCGTCCATTGCTTCAGGTGAGTCGTACTTAACAGGCTTTATTAGCGGTTGCGATGGTTCTCCTACATATGCGGGTATATTCCAGGGTTGGAATTCAAGATCCCTGTATACCTATCGCTGGTCGAGCGCCACAGGCCCGCAATGGACACGTCACGCAAGAAAGGATGAAGTTGACCGTCTTGACCAATGGAATAGCGAAACATGGTTATATAATCATGATAAATCCATGCGACTTGGTTTAACCGCCTCATCATGGGGTTGTTACAGCGACACACAAAAAAAATGGATACCACTTGATGTTTCTCATGGTGGTACTGGTGCGGCAACTATTGATGGTGCAAGAACTAATCTTGGATTAGGCAGGGATAACAGCCCTCAACTTAACAGTCTATTTCTTGATAGATATAGTGATTCTACTGGCGCATACACTACTGGCGGAATGCTCCATACGAGGCTGTTAGCAAATGACAACACTGTGCGCCTTGCCGCTGATATGTATGTTCAGACTTTTCCAAATGAGCAAGGTCGATTAACAATAAGGTTTACATACGGTGGTTCAACTGGTGCTACAAAATGTCTAGACCTTAACTCAGAAGGTAATTTAATTGTAGATAGTGCGATACTGAAATCAACGGTCGAAAAACCTTTACAAATAAATAGTGCTAACCCGGCAATAAGATTTAATGAAACAGATCGCCCGGCTAACACGCCTACTTATACTCTCATTGCTAATGCTGGCGACTGGTTTATTCAGAAACGCGATTATGATGATGCCGGAAGCGTTAGTAACGCAATTTCATATAATTTCGCAAACGACAGAATTGATGTGCAAAATCTTAAAGCGTCTGGGTTAATTACAGCTAACTCAGGAATCGCAACATTAACAGGTCATGACTGGAACGCTCAGCATACTGATAACGTCGACAAATTTAGACCAATCGCAGGCAGTACAAACGGCCCGGCAGGTTCTATGGTTCTTGGCGGCATTCATGTTCAATTTAGTAAAAATTATGCTGTGCAGTTCGGAGGCCGCAATTCCGGTTTTTGGGGAAGAACAATTGAAAATGGAACGACGCAGGAATGGAAGAAATTACTAACAGTAGACGATCTCAATTCATCTACCGATCTTGCTGTCAGGTCATTAACCACATCTAACCCGGTAAAATCTGGCGGAGGGCGAATTGATGTCCTTGGAAGCACGTCAGACTATAGCAAAATGGATTGCTTTGTACGTGGGTTTGATAGCACCGGTAATTCTCTCGCGTGGGCGTTGGGTTCATCAGTCGGCGTAAGTAAGATGCTGTCGCTAAAAAATTTCTTTAGCGGAGCTGAGATACTGTTAAATGGTAATGACGGCGCGGTTCAACTCAAAACAGGTGCTGTTAACGGGGCTAAAGCGCAGACGCTCACTATCAACAAGGATGAGGTTAACTCAACTGTTGATTTAACTCTTACAAAACAAACAGGGACTGGAAATAGTTTTGTTTTACAGAACTTAGGTAATACAGAACTATCATTTGCCGCAAAAGTATGGGGATCAAGTGATCGACAAAACGTTTTTGAGGTTGGAACGTCTGCTGCGTATCTGTTTTATGCGCAAAAAACGTCAGCAGGCCAGTTGTTTGATGTAAATGGCGCTATTAATTGCACAACGCTGAATCAGTCATCAGACCGCGACCTTAAAGACGATATTCTCGTTATCAGCGACGCGACGAAAGCAATCCGTAAAATGAACGGATACACCTACACGCTCAGGGAAAACGGGATGCCTTATGCTGGCGTTATTGCACAGGAAGTAATGGAGGCGATACCAGAAGCTGTGGGATCGTTTACTCATTACGGTGAAGAGTTGCAGGGACCAACGGTTGACGGCAATGAATTACGTGAAGAAACACGTTATCTGAATGTTGACTACGCCGCCGTGACGGGGTTACTTGTTCAGGTCGCCCGTGAAACAGATGATCGCGTTACCGCGCTGGAAGAGGAAAACACAACGCTACGTCAAAATCTGGCAACAGCAGGCACCCGGATCAGCATTCTGGAAAATCAGGTAAGCGAACTGGTTGCACTTGTCCGGCAGTTAACAGGAAGCGAACATTGATATCCTTCAAGCCCTGAAGGAGGCTGTTCCTGGTACGTTCAGACTGTTGTTGAGCTGGAGATCGCAACGGAGGAAGAAATCTCGTTGCTGGAAGCATGGAAAACATATCGGGTATTGCTGAACCGTGTTGATACAGTAAACCCCGTCTGGCCTCCACCTTCGAAGCGATAGCCCAGCAACTCCTAAATAGCTGCGCATAATACCGCTACACCAGCCGTTTTACTGACATTTGGAATATTGCGTGAGGGCAACATATCGAGGGGCAGATACAGCTCGGTCAAATAGAAAAACAGCCCCACTATTTACCATGCAATAGCTGGTCAAAAGGAGAGCACTATTCCGCTCCGCGTAGTATTTTGTGTTTATAGTGATAACTTAGGTAATGCTTAGTCACTAAGATACTTTGCTATTGGAGAGCGATTTATAATGTGGGCGCAACAGATTTTTACTATTGCGCCACTTGCTCTTGTGAGTACTATTCGCTATAAGTTAATGTTGGTTTTGAAAGTCTTTTGGATATTGTTTTTCCGATATTAATGAATGGAGTTTCAATATATTTATAAATAAAGAATGATAAGAACAAGCTAAGAGCAATAATGAATGAAAACTTAGAAAACCCAGGTTTTTCATAAAGCGGAATGAAATCCTTAAAATTAATTAAAAATAGCATTACTATCGCATGGGATAAATACAGAGAGTAAGAGATATCACCTAGCTTACTGAGTATTTTATTTTCCCTTAATCCGAAGTTAACTTCATAAAGTAAAACTCCCGTAATTATGGAGGCTGCCCACAATCCGAAGTTTAAAGGGCCATGACCAAATCTGAATTGATAAAAATATGAGCAAACACCAAATGAAACCAAAAGGAATGATATCGCCTTTGCGTTTTTTATATGTTTAAATTTTCTGTGTATTATATACAGAAACATCCCATAAACGAATTCTAACAGCATGGGTGATGACATTAAGTTTAGAAAGCCAATATGCCAATGACCTGTATCACCAATCGTAAACTTACTTGATAGAGAAAGGCTGTTGGAAAATTTCAACTGTATGAGAAGTAGCGGGACTATCAATGCAATAACTGATATTAATAATCTGTTTTTATGACTCAGCGATATTGCAAGCATAAAAATGAAATAAAAATAGACTTCAAAGGTTAATGTCCATGCTGGATAAAGCACGTTGTATCCGAAGAATGGCGCTTCTGAATAATAGTCCAGGTGAAGCAGAAACAATGAACGCAATAATTCACTTTCGGTGAAGACCGGGTTCAATAAAAAGAATAAGATTGTGCAAATGAAAAATACAGGGTAAATCCTGAAAAAACGCCTGGTCATAAAGTTAATAGGGGAATTTGTTTCTTTTTTTTGACTCGATAGCATTATTATAAATCCACTTATAATAAAAAACAGATCAACCCCAAAACCACCACTAATAAACAATAAATCACCTAGATCTTTTTGTGCGTAAACTTCATTTAGGTATTGTTTATTGTGATATGCAACAACGAGTAATGCTGCTACACCTCGCAAATAGTGAATTGATTTTACCTTCTTCATTTTTATATAATCACTGTTCCAATTTTTTTTATTTTACAAACAATTCTATCTAGCTCATTAGTACTCAAAGTCAGATTGGTAGCAATAAAAAAACAAGATATGTGATGACATGGCGCGGGGCTCAGAACCACTCGTGTATTTTCGCCACTGGCTATGACTGGCTGCACCTGCAAGATCTGCCATTTGTGTGCCAGTATACCCAAGCTCTGACTTTATGTTTACCAGATCCTCTGGAGTGCCGGGGAGTATAATCGTTGATTAATCGAATCTGCAACTATTTCAGAACGACCTAGGTTAAAGTGCGCTCTGCAGTCTCTTATATAAGGTGATACTTTAATTGTCTGGAAACTGGACAGGTTAGGAAGGAGCAGGAAACATCTTATTATACTTACCGAGTAGCTGCGGGTAAGGGGGGGGGATTTCCGTAGCCTGACAGGTAACATTGACACGTCAACACCGATGGTTTTTTTATTTTTCCATGTGATGGGGCCCTGGTTGAAATGAAGCGTGAACTGATTGATGACTGAACAAAAGTTGGACTGGAAGATGCTCGCGCACAGGGAGGAATTGGTGGACGTCGTCCTAAACTTACATCAGAACAATGGGCGCAGGCCGGGCGATTAATTGCATCAGGAGTTCCTCGCCAGAAGGTGGCGATCATCTATGATATTGGCATATCGACTTTGTATAAGAAGTTTCCGGTCGGAGATAAATGAAACCGTAGCACGTCGTATGCAAGAACGTGCCACGGCTGGCTGGCGAACTTTCGATAGTGCGAGTATTGAATGATTTCCAGCCGTTACCGATTTTACGTGTTAATTAGTGAACAAACCACTCGTCAGCAGATTCCCAGGTGTCTTTCAGAGTCTCCTGAACAAAAGTTTTTGCAGAATCCTTATCTGCGGTGCGTGTAACAGAAAGACCATCGTTGCTGGTGGCTTTTACGATCACCTCTACATCGTCATAACGTTTACTGATGCGTCGGGTTAATTCTTCCTTTAACGCATCCACAGCACCGGTTGGCATTTTAGTCATTTTTTCTTTGGCTATGCAGATTTCAATACGCATAAAAGTCCCTCTATACTGTGTTTGTATACAGTATTATTTTTAACTGTATGGATAAACAGTGTCAAGGGGTCTTATTTCTGCTCCTTTGGAGCTCTTCAAAACGATTATGTAAAGATTTCGGATACAGTTCGGTATATACCTGCCATAGCACGTTTAATGAACGATGCCCTGTAACCTGGGCTACTTCCTCAATACTAAAACCAGCCTCAAATAAGCGACTTGCCCCTTCTCTACGCAAATCATGGTATCGCAGATCCTTAATACCTAATTTGCTTCTTACCCTCTGAAATCCCGCAGTAACAGAAGTGCTGTTATATGGAAAAATGAATTCCGATTTTTTGGGCTGTCGTTGGACGATATCCCAGGCTTCCCCAAGCAAGGCTACTTTCATGTGGTTGCCTTCCTTTTTGCGTGGATCTTTCCTGTCTCTTACGAGTATAGATTTTTGTTCCTGGTCGAGATCTTCCCATCGTAACCGGCATACTTCTCCGATTCGCATACAGGACCACACAGAAAATTTGAGGATATCAACGAACGGAATTTTTGAGCATTTATGAGTAGATCGTTGTTGAAGGCCTTCAATGAGCATGTCCAGTTCATCAGATGCTGGTCTACGATTACGACGGTTTGATTTACCAATCAAACCAAGTTTAAGTAGATATGGACGAGCACTTTTCGCCGGGTTTGATGTGTAATTAATTCCGTATACAGGTTTGGCCGCATCCAGAACACTGCCAAGATAACTAACATCGTGGCTGACTGTTGCTGGACCTGCGCCAGCGTTGTTTCTTAGCCTGCAATGTTCAATTACGTCATTTTCTGTCAGTTCAGATAGTTTGATCGCGGAGATGTCACTATCCATAAGCAGTTCCAGCACATATCTTTTAGTACGGCCTGCTTTACCTCCGGCATTTGGGTCATTTAAATATTTGTGTAGTAAGTCACGGACTGTAAGTCCGTCAACTGCATTTGATGATGGAATGCCATATAGATCTAATTCCATCACTTTCTGTGTGCCCCATGTTTTGGCATGAGCATGTTTAGGGAATGTTTTGCTTTCCCTGTAAGTGATAACACCTTTTTCTTTGATAATCACATTACAGCGATAGCGTGGTGTGCCATCGGATTTTAGTCGTTTCTCTATGTTATAGTACGCCATTACACGACCTCGTTATTTCGGGTTCCCATAAAACGTGGGAACCTGTGCGGGAACCTAACGCGAGAAAAATAGCCTGAAATGTTCAAAAATGCACGATAATCATGAAACACAAAAAATTAATCAAACCAGCGTGATGCCTGAAAAAACTGGTGTTTACTGGAATTCTCGGTTTAGCATTGCTCCTATGCTCGA